GTCTTGGTAACGCAGTCAAGTATATATGGAGGGCTGACCTTAAGCACTATGACGGTGGCATTGAAGACCTATTGAAAGCCAGATGGTATATCAATAGGGAGTTGGAGAAGAGAGATGCAGGAACTTAACGAAGACTTCATAGAAGAAATAGCCAGTGAGTTTGATTCGTGCCTTATCTGTGATTTACTGGATATAGAACCAGAAGAACTGCTGAATAGGTTTGAAGACAGACTACTAGACAATATACATAAATTCAAGGGATGGGAAGAGGATGAATAACCTACCAACAGATTACCAAAACTTCATAGCCCTTAGCAGGTACGCTAGGTGGCTACCGGAGAAGAACAGAAGAGAGAACTGGTCAGAGACAGTAGCACGTTACTTTGACTTTATGGATAAGCACCTTAGTGAGAACACTGAGTACACGCTTACACCTACTACACGTAAGGAACTAGAGCAAGCAGTTCTTAACCTAGACATTATGCCTAGTATGAGAGCGTTAATGACAGCAGGACCAGCACTAGAGAAGAACCACATCGCTGGTTATAACTGTGCGTACCTAAGTGTTGACCATCCCAAAGCATTTGATGAGTGCCTATACATCCTGATGCACGGCACAGGTGTAGGCTTTAGTGTAGAAAGACAACACATTAACAAACTACCAAGGATTCCTGGTGGGTTGATTGACACACCTGAGAATCTAATAGTGGTGTCTGATTCAAAGGAAGGTTGGCAGACAGCGTTCAGCAAGTTAATAGGGTTCTTGTACAACGGTAGGATTCCATCGTGGGACTTAACCAAGATACGCCCTAAAGGCGCTCGCCTTAGTACCTTCGGGGGCAGAGCAAGTGGACCAGCACCTCTTGAGGACTTGTTTAACTTTACCGTACACCTATTCAAGGAAGCTGAAGGACGCACACTGACTAGCTATGAGTGCCACCGCCTTATGTGTAAGATTGCAGAGGTAGTGGTAGTGGGTGGTGTAAGACGTTCAGCACTTATTAGTTTGTCTAACCTTACGGATGACCGCATGAGACACGCTAAGTCTGGACAGTGGTGGCAAGACACACCTGAGATGGCTCTTGCTAACAACTCCGTGTGTTACACTGAGAAGCCTAATATGAATAGCTTTATGCAAGAGTGGTTGTCTTTATATGAGTCTAAGTCTGGTGAACGTGGTATCTTTAACAGAGAGGCGGCGGTCAAGCAGGTAGCTAGGGTAGGAAGAAGAGACACTGACCACCACTTTGGTTGTAACCCTTGTAGTGAAATCATACTAAGAGACGGGCAGTTCTGTAACCTCACTGAGTGTGTCGTTAGAGCTGAGGATACACAGGATTCGATTCTAGAGAAGATTAGGCTAGCTACTATGTTGGGTACGTTCCAGTCATCTTTGACCAACCTCAAGCGTTTACGTGCGAAATGGAAACATAACACAGAAGAAGAGGCGCTACTCGGTGTCAGCCTTACGGGTATTATGGACAATACTTTTATGAACACAACTACTCACGAGCTTACAGACTACTTAGCAATACTGAGACAGAAGTCAGTAGACACTAATAAGTTGTGGGCTAAGAAGCTGGGGATTAACCAATCAACTTCCATTACAGCTATTAAACCAAGTGGTACAGTCAGTCAGTTAGTTGACAGCGCCAGTGGTATTCACTCAAGACATAACGACTACTACTTAAGACGAGTAAGGGCTGATGCTAAAGACCCTATAGCACAGTTGATGGAAGACCAAGGCATCCCTTGCGAGGCTGACGTTATGAAGCCAGACAGTGTTAAGGTGTTTACGTTCCCTATGGAAGCACCTAAAGGCGCTGTGCTTAGAGATGACAGGACAGCACTCGAGCAACTGGAGCTGTGGCTAACGTACCAGAGACATTACTGTGAACACAAGCCATCTGTAACTGTGTCTGTTAAAGAACACGAGTGGATGGAAGTAGGTGCGTGGGTGTACAAACACTTTGACGAGGTAAGTGGTGTGTCTTTCTTACCACACTCAGACCACACGTACCAACAAGCACCTTACGAGGACTGTAGTAAGGAGACGTACAAGGCACTGCTTAGAGAGATGCCAAAGTCTGTAGACTGGTCACTTATTAGTCAGTACGAGTTGACAGACACAACAACCAGCACCAAGACGTTAGCTTGTACCGGTAACGTATGTGAGATGGTAGACTTAACTGATGAAGAAGGTGATAAAGAGTGAGCAACCTAACAAGGAAACTGTGGAAAGTCGCTGACGCAGAGACCATTGAAGTAGCGACAACAACTGAAGAGGTAAGAAAGATGGATGAACTTATGAAGCTATTGAAAACAAAGACTAGTCTAGTTGTTTTTGTAGGTATTGTAATGCTTATGTTAGCAGGTAGCTGGCTAGGTCTGTGATTAACTTTGTACTAGGACTCGCTCTTACAATATGGGTGTATATGTTCTTACTTTCATTTACTGTATTGTGAAGAAGAACCTAGTACAGACAGACAAAACATCCGAGCTTTATCATAAATTACGTAGGGATAAGGCTCGTAACCGAGAGGTTAGAAATACAACAGCACGTAGACCGTTCTGGAAAAGAGACTGGAGGAAGTAATGACTAAAGAATTAATAAACAGAATTAAGTACAGGTACAAAGAGTATTACATTACCAAGTCCAAGGCTAAGACACACGCCAACGCAATGAAGATGGCATCAAACTGGTCACACGAATACCCAACAGGCACATCACGTGCTTACATAGCTGACCAGATAGTTGAATGCTGGAAAAGACAGGAGAATACAAATGACTGAACAAGGGCTGTACACCTTTAACGAGGTGTTAGATAGATTGTTGTTGACTGATGAAGAGCTGTTATTATGTAAACAACATAGAGACTACAATAAGAAACTGGATGATATGTTTGAAGGACACCCTAGTTATAGCGAGGGTATGCACTATCCACCAGAGAATGTATGTG